GATAAAGAAGGTAACGCTCAATTTCAAGTAGGCCTTAAGTTCGCGGACGGCGGCAGGGCTCACTTTAATGCGGGGAGTGATGCTGTGAAAATGAGATCAATTCAAGAATTATATAATACTTTTACCCAAGCCATTGTTGATGCAGAATCATTACAAAAACATGGAAAATCTATTTATGACATAACTGTAGATCAGAGAAGAAATTTAAAAGCTAGACTTAATAAATTTAAATCTTTTATAAAAGAAAATAAAAGAATGCCTACCGAAAAAGAAGCTCGAGTAGAGGGAAGAAAAGATAAAGCTATTACAGATGCTGTTGGACCAGAGGGTAAAGGAATTACTGAAGAATCTATTAGAAAGAATATGATTAAAAAAGGTCAAGTTGTTAAAATGGTGCAAGGTAAAGTTACTTTTGCAGATCCTATAAGACAAAAACAATTTGTAGAAGAGTTAACTAAACGATATCTATTGGCAAAAAATTCTACTAAAGCTGCAAAAGCAAATGTTTTATCGAATAAAGATTTTTATAATAAATTTTTTAAAGGCCATTATTCAGAAAGTAGCGTTAGAACTATTATTGATAGATTTAAAAAAAAGATGGACTTAAAGTATAATACATTAAGTACAGCGGAAAAAGATATACATAAATTAAACAGAATAGCAGATGAGCTTATTTCACAAGGTGGAAGAAGATTTAGCGGAAGTAAGTCTTACCCAGTTCATCATTTATTTGCATTAGGAGATGAGTTTGTAAAAGCACGAGGTAAAGATTTAGCGGTTATAGATGAAAAAACAAATGCAGGAATGTCGGGCTCTAATAAAACATTAAAATCTTTAGTAAAAGAAAGAAAACAACTAATACAAGATAAAATAAAAAATAAAATAACACTGGAAGAATTTAATACAAAAAATAATGATATTAATAAAAGAGCTACAGAAACTATAACTAGATATAATAATAAAAATCCACAAAACAAAGGTTTGTTAAACTGGAGAAAATTATCCATGTTAAATGATAATAAAATAGTAATAGGTCAATCTGAAGGTGGAGATTATAAAAAATTTTCCGTAGATGCCAATAACAAAGAATTACTTGAAAAATTAAGTAAAGAAGATCTTAGAAAATATAGAGCCATAATAAAAAAGAAATCTAATATAGGTGATTTGACAAAAATTGAAGGTGTTACAACTGCAAATAAAATTAACGAGCCACAAAAATCTAAAATACGAAGTATGTTTAACAAATTTAATGTAGGAAATGTTTATAAAAGTGTAAGACCAAGTATTGATGCATTTACTACAATGTTTCCAGGTAAGGCGGACAATGCTATAGCCGCTGCAATCGATTTTCCAATGATGTATATGTCTGGATTCCCTTTACCCGCAGCTGCTGGAAGTGCAGCTTCTATGTTTCTAAATAAACCTAACATAGGCAAGGGACTTAATGTATCTTTGGAATTAGCAGCATTAAATGATGAAGAAAGATTTATGAAAAGAGCGGATGACAGAACACAAAAAATAGAAAATTTTTTAGGTAACTATATTCCAGAAGGAATACAAAAAGCACTTAAATATAGTGCTCCACAAGAAATTAAAAAATACCTTGCAAAAAGAAAAAAAGCTACTTATCAGAATGTAGACGATTACTTGCCAGATGAAGATTTATCAGGTATAAAGTCAATCAAAGGTGTGCAATAATTAACAGGAAAGAGATATGGCTGAAATAGACGATACATTACCCAAAGAAACTGTAAGTGACGAAGCTTTTGTAGAAACAGAAGTTAACGTTCCAGAAGATATTGTTCCTACGCAAGAAGGACAAGCAAATATTACAATGGATGAAGAAGGCGGTGCAGAAGTAGATTTTGACCCCAACGCCGTAAGAGGATTAGAATCAGACGATCATTTTTCAAACTTAGCAGAAATTATAGACGAACAATATTCAGCGGAACTAGGAACAACTCTTTTTGGTCAGTATACTAATTACAAAGAGTCTCGTGGTGACTGGGAAGAAAGTTATAGAGAAGGTTTAAATCTTTTAGGATTTAAATACGAAATGAGAACCGAGCCTTTTAAAAATGCATCCGGTGTTAATCACCCCGTACTTGCAGAAGCGGTTACACAATTTCAAGCGCAAGCTTATAAAGAATTATTACCGGCAGATGGTCCAGTTAGAGCACAAATTTTAGGAGATGTGTCTAACGAAAAACAAGACCAAGCCAATAGAGTAAAAGACTTCATGAATTATCAAATCATGGATAAAATGACAGAGTACGAACCTGAGTTCGATCAAATGTTATTTTATTTACCCCTGAGCGGTTCTACTTTTAAGAAAGTTTATTATGATGATCTTTTAGGTAGAGCTGTTTCTAAATTTGTACCTGCGGAAGATTTAATTGTTCCGTATTCTGCAAACTCATTAGAAGACGCAGAAGCAATTGTGCATGTTATTAGAATGTCTGAAAATGAAATTAGAAAACAACAAGTTTCTGGTTTTTATAAAGACGTAGAAATTGGTACACCTCCAGTAACTGAAGATCCATTAAAAGCAACTGAAAGAAAATTAGAAGGTATTACTAAAACAAATGAAGAAGATGAATTTAATCTTTTAGAGATGCATGTTAATTTAGATTTAGAAGGTTTTGAAGATGTGGACGAAGCAGGTGAACCAACTGGAATTAAACTTCCTTATATTGTAACTATTTTAGAAGCTACAAATGAAATTTTATCCATTAGAAGAAATTATACGGCCGACGATCCGTTAAAAGAAAAAATTAAATACTTTGTTCAGTTTAAATTTTTACCCGGTACAGGATTTTATGGTTTTGGTTTAATCCACATGATTGGTGGACTAACGAGAACTGCAACAGCAGCTTTAAGACAATTACTAGATGCAGGAACTTTAGCTAACTTACCCGCTGGTTTTAAAACTAGAGGAATAAGAATTAGAGACGATGCACAACCCTTACAACCAGGTGAGTTTAGAGATGTCGACGCTCCGGGAGGCAATATTAAAGATCAGTTTATGCAGCTTCCATTTAAAGGACCCGATCAGACTTTATTATCTTTAATGGGAACTGTAGTTCAAGCAGGACAAAGATTCGCGAGCATCGCTGATGCACAAGTGGGCGATATGAATCAACAAGCGGCAGTCGGAACAACTGTAGCGTTATTGGAACGTGGATCGCGGGTTATGTCAGCTATCCATAAAAGATTATACGTCGGTCTTAAATACGAATTTAAATTATTAGCAGAAGTATTTAAAACTTATTTACCTCCGGAATATCCTTATGACGTTCCAGGGGCTACGAGAAATGTTAAGCTAACAGATTTTGATGACAAGGTAGATATTTTACCAGTTGCAGATCCAAACATCTTTTCTCAAACACAAAGAATTTCAATTGCTCAAATGGAGCTTCAATTAGCACAATCAAATCCTCAAATGCATGATTTATATCAAGCGTATAGAGCTATGTATGAAGCAGTTGGAGTAAAAAATATAAATGCTGTTTTACCACCTCCTCAACAACCCACTCCTATTGATCCTGCACTCGAAGAAATTGCAGCGATGGGAATGAAACCTTTTCAAGCGTTTCCAGGACAAGATCACAAAGCACACATTGATTCGCATTTAAGTTTTATGCAATCTAATATGGTACAAAATAGTCCCCCTGTATTAATGGCTTTACAAAAAAATATATTAGAAAGAATTTCTTTGATGGCTCAAGAACACATTCAATTAGAATTCCAAGAAGAATTACAACAAGCTCAACAAATGCAACAAATGTTACAACAACAACCTCAGAATCAACAATTGGTTCAACAGGTAACACAATTAACAAATAAAATTAATGCTAGAAAAGCAGTATTGATTGCAGAGATGACTAAAGATTATATGGCTGAAGAAGAAAAAGTATTAAATGAATTTGGTGGAGATCCTTTAGTTAAATTAAAAAATAGAGAACTAGATATTAAAGCTAGACAAAATGAAGCTAGAAAAGCTTACGATGAAGGCAGAATTAGTTTAGATACAATGAAGACTATGATGAATCAATCACAGTTTGAGGAGAAACAAGAACAAAACGAAGATTTAGCAGATTTAAGGGCTGAAACTTCGCTAACTAAACAAATAATGTCTAGTGAAGCTGCATTAGAGAGACAAAAATTATCTGATGCCAGTAAAAGACACGATTTTGGTAGAAACTTTAAGAAAAAGTAAGTATATTAACACTCAAGGAGAAAAATATGGACAAAGATTGGCAAAGAGGCTCAGGATACGTTAAGGCACCTAAAATTACTAAAGAATTAGGTGTTGGTAAAGACGGTTACCAAACTGGTGGCGTTAATATCACAAAAGAGGTCCCTAACATCGAAGAATCTCAAACGGTTGTTGTTAAAGGAACTAAACGTATGAGAGCTGATAAAAAACCTGTAAAAGCTACTTGGTACTAACATGTGGTTATCGGCAATTAAATTAGCCGTTTCTGCTGGTAGTAAAATTTACGCTAACAAACAGAAAACGAAAATGGCTATGTCAGATGCACAGCTTATGCATGCATCTAAAATGGCCGCTGGCACTGAAGCTTACCAGGGCAAACTTTTAGAATCCAGACAATCAGACTGGAAAGACGAATTTATTTTGCTTTTACTTTCGGTCCCGATCGTAATGTTGGGATGGTCTGTATGGTCAGATAATCCTGTACATATGGAAAAAATGGAGCTATTCTTCCTACACTTTGGAAATTTACCGTTATGGTACCAAACAATTTTTGTCGGAGTAATTGCATCTGTCTATGGACTTAAGGCAACTCATCTGATAAAAGGAAAATAACAAGGAGAAAATATTATGAGACAAAACGGCGTAAGATCAAATGTTAGATTTCCATATGCGAAAAGTGGAAGTTCTACAAAACAAGGAGCTAATGCTAGACTTGACGAATCTCTAGGAGAAAGAGATGGCAAAGAATCAACTAAATCTCAAAGCTTTAAATCTAGAAGAGACGAATCTAGAGGAGCTAGCAAATAATGAATACATCAAGAATGAACAGACTAGAAGAACTAGGAAGAGTTGATGCAGAAAAAGCTTACACTAAAACAGGTAAAGCAAATCTTTCAGATGAAAAATCTAGAATAGTTAGAGAACTTAAAGCTGATGGTGGTAAAGTTAAACAAAAATGGATTACTAAAAAATCCGATACTAAACCAAAAGCCTGGATTACTAAAAAAACAAAACCTAAAAAATGGATTACTAAAAAATCTAGAGCTGACATTCGAGAAAGAGCTGCTCACGCTGATGGTGGATCAGTAATGGGTAGAGGTCAAGGTAAAGTTATGAGAAACAAACCTACTTATATAATTTCAATGAAAGACTAAGTGCCACAATATTTTGATTCAACTGCAGCTAAACCAATGAAAACAAAAAGAAGTGTTTACAGAGGTGGCGGAGCTGTTAAAAATAATAGAGGTATGGGTGTCGCTTTAAAAAGTGGTGGAAGAATTGGAGCTAAAGATGGTAATTGGATTCAAAAAGCTATTAAGAAACCCGGATCATTGAGAGCTTCTTTAGGAATTAAAAAAGGCAAAACAATCCCTACAAGTCAACTAAACAAAGCTGCTAAAAAAGGTGGTAAGTTAGGACAAAGAGCAAGATTAGCTAAAACCTTAAAAGGTTTTAAAAAATAATGAAAAGAGGATAAAATGGTATATCCCTATTTAGCTGCCGGAGCAGGAATTGCATTAAGAGGAGTTGGTAAAGCTCTTTTAAAAAATGCACCTAAAGCAATAAAAGCAGTTAAGGCTGCTGTTCACAAAACAAAAAAAAGTCAAGGATTAGCCGAAGCTAAAATCGGTTTAAGAAAAGCTCACGGTAAAATGAAAAAAGCCTCTCAAGATATTTGGAATAAGGCACAGGAGACAGGGAAAGGTTTAGATAAAGCAACTAAAAAGGCAAAAGAGGTGACAGAGAAAATTAAATCAAATACAAAAAAATTACTAGATAAATAATGAAAACAATAAAAAAATTATACACAAAACTTGTAAATAAAATCTTTGGTAAAAGATGTTCTTGTCCTGATGAGGATAAATGAAACAAGTTATTATTACTGCATTAGACACAAGGTATGAAGCAAAAATTGCTGAAGCCCATGCGGTAATAAAAATATATTTAGAGAATTCAGTAGGTATTGGAGAACATCCACAACATATTGATGAAATAGATAAACAACTACAAATAATCGCTGATGCCGAAGAAAAATTAGAAGTATTGGACGATTTTCGACAACCAAAGGAAGAGGAGAAATAATGGACGAAATAAACATAATAAGTAAGTCACAAAAATCTTTAAAAGAAAGATTACAAAATATTGGTGATGCCATTCTAGCTGGAGGGGTTGACAATATGGAAAAATACAAGTATTTAATAGGCCAGGCACACGCCATACAATTAACATTACAGGATATCTCTAACCTGCTAAAACCGAAGGAGCAAGAAGATGAGCAAGGAAATATTATCGACATCGGAGCCCGAAAAGGCAACGGCAAAGGAAGAACCAAAAATTAAATTAGCGCTTGAAGAAAAATACGAAGAAGAGAATAAAATTATTGCACCAGAACCAGAACCTTTATCTCCAGATAATATTGGAACTGAAACGGTTGACGAATTACCAGAACCTTCTGGATATAGACTTTTAATTTTACCATTTACACCTAGAGAAAAAACTAAAGGGGGAATATTATTTTCTCAAGAAGTTTTAGATAGAGCAAGAATCGCAACTACTTGCGGTTATGTTTTAAAAATGGGAGATTTAGCATACAAGGATAAAGATAAGTTTGATAAGCCTTGGTGTAAATTAAAAGATTGGGTTATCTTTGCTCGTTATGCGGGTTCAAGATTACCAATAGAGGGTGGAGAAGTGCGAATACTTAACGATGATGAAGTTTTAGGAACTGTAAAAGATCCTGAATCCCTTCTTCATTTCATTTAACAACATAGGAAGGAACTATGCCAGAAGAAATAAAAAACGCATCCGAACAATTAATTAACGTTGGCGAAACAGTTGGCGCTGAAATTGATTTTGATGATAAAGGAGAACCGGTAAAACAAGAGGAAGTTAAAGAAGAAAAAATAGAAGTTGAACAAATACCAGCGGAAGAAGTAAAAGAAGAAGTAAAAGAAGAAGTAAAAGTTGAAAAAAAATCTGAAGAAACAGATGAGTTAAAAGAGTACGGTGATGGCGTTCAAAAACGTATTGCTAAATTAACTCGTAAAATGAGAGAAGCTGAAAGACAAAGAGAAGAAGCTGTTCATTTTGCTAGAATAACTAAAACAGAAAAAGATAAATTAGAATCTAAACTTTCTAGATTAGATAAATCTTATGTTAAAGAGTTTGAATCAAGAGTTACTACTAATATGGGTGCTGCAAGACAAGCATTAAAAGTATCTATTGAAGCAGGAGATGTTGATGGTCAAGTTGCAGCACAAGAACAAATTGCTACACTTGCACAAGATGCATCAAGATTAGGAGCTTTAAAAACACTTAATGAAGAAACGGTTAAAGATGGAGAGCAGGATCTTAAACCGGCCTATAGAGCACCAACACCAAGACGAGCAGCATCTGACCCAAAAGCAGAGGGTTGGGCTTCTAAAAATACTTGGTTTGGTACTGATTCAGCAATGACTCATACAGCTTTTGATCTACATAAAAAGCTTGTAGAACAAGAAGGATATGACCCTCAATCAGACGAATATTATGCGGAAGTTGATTCAAGAATAAGACTTGAATTCCCCCATAAATTTGATAAGATAGAAGGTTCAACTACAGAAAGAGGAAAACCTTCTCAGAATGTAGCATCGGCTAGACGTTCAGCCCCGAATATAGGACGCAAAAAAACTGTGAGACTCTCGCCATCACAGGTAGCAATTGCTAAAAGACTAGGCGTGCCATTAGAAGACTATGCGAAACAATTAAATATCACAGAAGGAGTATAAGCATATGGAAAATGAAAAAATAAAAACTTCTCGTGCGAGTCAAACAAGAACTAAAGCGGAAGCTAAAAAAACTTGGACTCCACCCTCATCACTCGATGCACCCGATGCGCCAAAAGGCTATCGGCATAGATGGATAAGAGCCGAGACTATGGGTTTTAACGACGCAAAAAACATAGCGGCATCTTTAAGAGAAGGATACGAATTAGTTAGAGCTGAGGAATATCCCGACCAAGATTATCCTGAAATGACTGACGGCAAATACGCTGGGGTTATTGGAGTAGGAGGCCTATTGCTGGCGAGGATACCAGAGGAGATCGCGCTTCAGATTGAAGCTTATTATGACAAGCAAACTCGAGAAAAAGAGGAAGCTATCAACAACGATCTTATGAAGGAACAGCATTCAAGTATGCCAATCAACGCTGAGAGGCAGACTCGTGTAACTTTTGGTGGTGCAAAGAAATAGTTATTTAGTAATTTCTAAGTTCCAACTGAATAAAATAAACCGTACTGGAGGCCCCTCGGGGCAGGTACATAAATAAAGGAAACAAATACTATGGCAAATGCAAGTACAACTGGATTTGGTTGCAGAATGGTTATGAATGTTGGAAATACTCCAGCAACTTCAGGCCAATCTGAATATCAAATACAAACTGCACCTGGTGTAGCGACTAATAAAGGTGACCCCATGTCTACTCAAGATTCTGGTGGTGACCAAGGTTACGCACAAGATGCATCCTTTACTACTACTGATGATGGCGGATTAGGTGGAACTTCTTGGACAAAAGCAAGTTCAGCCTTATTAACAGGCGTTTTCAACGGAGCATTTTTTATAAATGCTAACGGAAAACCAACCTTCGCTAATAATCTAGTAGCAGGACAAACCACGTCTACCGACTACAACACAGGAAGTGCTGTCATTACATGTTTTGTAAATGACAACCCAAGACAAGAATATGTTGTTAAAGCGGACGCATTGGTAGGAGCAACTGAAGCAGCAGCGCAAGTCCTTATGGCAGCGCAGTTACTTAACTATAACACTAACAACTATACAGCGACTGATAACTTAAGTGGTCAATCAATTACTACTCTAGATATCGGATCTGCTCACGCGAACAGTATGTTCAAACTTGTAAGATCAGCAAATGATCCGGAAAATAAAGACCTAACGGTCGCCGGCGCAAATCTTATCGTTACAATTGCGGGCGAATCTGGCTTGTATAGTTAATCAATCTAAATAGGAGAATAAAAACATGGCAATATCAAGAGCACAACTAGTTAAAGAACTAGAGCCAGGTCTAAATGCACTATTTGGACTTGAGTACAAAAACTATACTAATGAGCATGCTGAAATATTCGACACTGAAAACAGTGACAGAGCTTTTGAAGAAGAAGTAATGTTATCTGGTTTCGCGAATGCGGCAGTAAAACCTGAAGGTCAAGGCGTAACATTTGATGATGCGCAAGAAACTTTCACAGCTCGTTACACTAACGAAACAATCGCATTAGCGTTTGCAATCACAGAAGAAGCTATCGAAGATAACTTGTATGACAGACTAGCGTCTAGATATACAAAAGCGTTAGCAAGATCTATGGCAAATACTAAGCAAGTTAAGGCAGCAGCGGTGTTGAACAATGGGTTTAATGTACTATATGCAGGCGGCGACGGCGTATCATTATTTGGTAATGGCGCAGCTGGTGCAATAGTTAATCACCCGACGATGGCTGGAACGGTTAGTAACCAATTACAGACACCTTCTGACTTAAACGAAACTTCATTAGAACAAGCACTGATTGACATCGCTGCTATGACTGATGAAAGAGGCCTAAAAATTGCGGCTAGAGGAATGAAAATGGTTATTCCTTCTGCGCTTCAATTTACTGCTGACAGATTAATGAAATCTGAAGGTAGAACTGGTACAGCTGATAATGACATCAATGCTATCAGAAATATGGGAATGATTCCTCAAGGTTATACTGTGAATCACTACCTAACTTCTGCTAAGAAATGGTTCATTAAAACAGACGTGCCTAACGGTCTAAAACATTTCGTTAGAGCACCTATCAAAACTACTATGGAAGGCGACTTCGATACTGGTAATGTTAGATATAAAGCTAGAGAAAGATACGTTTTTGGATTTTCTGATCCAAGAGGCGTATTCGGATCAAACGCAGTATAATAAATAATTTAAAGGGCCGCCTCAAAACGGCCCTTTTTTTAAGTAAAAAGGTGTATAAATGAAGAAATTCCTAGTTAACATTTGGGCTTACGATTATCACGCTAAATTTGAAGTATTAGCGGAAGATAGCGCTCAATCTATTGAGAAAGCACTACTTGACAAAGTGGGAGAAAAAAGTGTAAAATGGGAATCAACGGGAATGTTTAGAGATACCCGTCGAATAACTTATGAGGAGGTTAGTAATGACCGAAGACCTGTACAAACAAAAGAGGTCCTTGGAGTTAGGGTGGCAGTATGAGTATAATCAACACGGAAAATATACTCAAGTTTCTGTGGCAACTTAGATAAACGCCACATCGCTGAAAACGTACTTTTATGCAGGGATCCCTTGCACTCTATTAAAAATCATAGTATAAATATCACACTATACATAAATTAATAACTTTGAATAGCGACGTGAGTATAGCGCGTAACGGCCTAGAGACTCTATTCACAATAACTAGGAGAACATATCATGGCAACAACTCTATTTAGAGGACCAGTACTGCAAGGAAAATTTAACGAAGCAGGTTTAACTGGATATAATATAAACAACAAATCAGCAGACTACACTGTATTAATCGGTGATAGTGGTACTACAATTACAAGTTCAACTGGAACTTCAGCAACTGATGCAAGTTCTGATGGACCAACTTTTACACTACCAGCAGTAGCGGCTAATGAAGGATCTACATTTACATTTGTAAATACAGCTTCAGATGCAGGCAATGAAATTATTGTTACTGGTGCAGGTGGCGCTGAGTACATCGCTTATAAAGGCGTTGTAAATCAACTTACTTTAACTAATACTTTAGCAACATCTAAAGTAGGAGACTATGTTACAGTTACAGGAAACAGAGCTGGAACAGAGTGGACTATTACGGCTATCCAAGGAGTTTGGGCGTAGTTTAATTAATAATTCAATGTGGGCTTCGGCCCACATATAATTTAATAGGAGAATAATTATGTCAGGCGGCGGATCATTTTCAAGTGACCAAACAACCTTAAACCTAACGGTGATAGGTGCAGACACTTTAGCGAGATTAGGTAGAGCTAGAATTACATCTATTCAAGGTGAAGGAATAGCAGGTTCAACTTTATTATTGTATGACAATATTTCAGCAGCAGAAGTAGGAACTGACCCGAAGTTAGTAGCTACTTATAATTATAATACTGAAGGACTGACAGTTTTTGTTCCAGGTAATGGAATTTTATGTTCAACAGGTGTTTGTTATAATTTAGCGGGAGCTGCGGGGAGTGTTACCCTTACAATAACTGGAGGATAATAGTTTATGGCAACTATTACCTACATAGTTACAGTTGCAAGTGGGCAGAATGCCTTTAGTGCTAGTAATCCTAAATTTTTTATTAATGGAGAAGTTAGTCCTGCTATAGAATTTCAAGAAGGTAATACTTATATTTTTGATCAAGCTGATACTACTTGTACAGGTTATTTAATATCTTTTTCAACTACTACAAACGGAACGTTTACAGCAGGTGGCGCAGCCTATACAGATGGTGTAACTACAACAGGAACACCAGGAACTGCTGGGGCGCAAACTCAAATTTTAGTTGCACCCGTTCAAACTATCGGCGCTCCGGTATTATTTTATTATGATGGTGGTGCCGTAGGAACTTCTGGAATGGGTAATAAAACTCTTATTACTTTTCCTACTTCAGGTACTACAGTCTTTAATCCCACTATCGATGAAATTATAGAGGAAGCTTATGAGAGAACTAATATAAGAGGAACTCGAACGGGTTATCAATTAAGATCAGCTAGAAGATCTTTAAATATTATGTTCCAAGAATGGGCGAATAGAGGGATTCATTTATGGAAAATAAAATTAGCACAAATTCCTTTAGTATTAGGTCAAGCAGAATATAGTTTTGCAAGTGATTCAGTTAATTTTCCAAATGATGTTGATGAAGTATTAGAAGCTTATTACAGAAATAATTCTGTTGTTGCTACTCCTTCGGATATTGCAATTACAAAAATTAGTAGATCTCAGTATAATAATACTCCTAATAAATTAACTCAAGGAACACCTTCACAGTATTACGCACAAAGAAAATTAAGTCCTAGTATATTTCTATATGCAACACCAAGTACAAGTGTATCTAGTACAACAACACCTAGTAGTTTTCAATTGTGTTTTTATTATATGGCAAAAATTCAAGACGTTGGGGTTTACACAAATACAGCAGATGTAGTTAATAGATTTTATCCGGTAATGTGTTCGGGTTTAGCTTATTATTTAAGTATGAAATATTCAGCAGAGTTAACTCCTGCGTTAGAAAGAACTTATGAAAGTGAAATGTTAAGAGCATTGGATGCAGACAATCAAGGTACATCTAGCTTTATTTCACCACAAACATTTTTTGGGGGTGGTGTATAATGGCCGGCTTTGCTTCTGGTAAACATGCTTGGGCAATTTCTGATAGATCTGGATTAAGATTTAAATATACTGAAATGGTTAGAGAATGGAATGGTGCTTTGGTTCATACATCAGAATACGAACCCAAACAACCACAACTTAATCCTAAACCGGTTGGTTCAGATTCACAAGCTTTACAAAATCCAAGAGTACAAAAAGGAGATACTCCACAATTAATTTTATTAAATCCCAATCCATTTGAAATTATTATTTTTGGACCCAATACTTATGTCAATGTATATTCATTAGATCATCAAAGACTAGCAAATTCTATTGTAAGATTAAGAGGATTTCCTCAAGTTATAAATGATGGTGTTGGTGGTCCTGACACAACTAATTTACAATCCTTTGCGGCTATCCCTACTTTTTCCAACGTAACAGATATAGATTCAGCAACCGGCTTTACAATTCAGTTAGGAAAAATTGATGCTGCAGGAAATGTAACTCTAGCAACCACTACTGATGTTTTAACAAATCCAATAAGTTATTTTTATTTTCAAAGCACTAGCAACGCAACTACATCTGGTGTACAAGGTGGGGGAACGGGTTGTTCAGCAGGCCCTGTAACATTAAAAGGAGTATAAGATGGCGTATACATTAGCAAATTTAGAAACAGATATTAAAGGATATACAGAAGTAGATTCTACAGTTTTTAGTAGTACTGTTTTAACTACTATTATTAAAAATGCTGAAAACAAAATTTATAGAGAAGTCGATTCAGATGAAGAAAGATTTTATGCAACTTCAAATACAATTATTAATAATAGATATGTAACTATTCCTGCTGATTTAAGATTTATTAGATCGGTTCAACTAACTAATAGCAATGGAGATCAGGTTTATTTAGAGCAAAGAGATACAAGTTTTATGGCAGAATATTATTCTACTCCATCCAAGTCTGCTGTGGGTATACCTAAATATTATGGTAACTGGGATACTACTTTTTGGGTAATTGCCCCTACTCCAGACAAAGCTTATGATATTACTTTAGCATACAATAAGGAGCCCGTTAGCTTGACAGACGCAGCTAAAGCTACTACAGGAACTTATATATCTAATAAATACCAAGATTTACTTTTATATGCATCTCTAGTAAATGCATATGGGTACTTGAAAGGACCACAGGATATGATACAATATTATAGTCAAGCTTATGAAAAAGCTTTAATGTCGTATGCGATCGAACAACAAGGTCGAAGACGCCGAGACGAATATGATGATGGAGTTATTCGTACTCAACTTAAATCTGAATCACCATCAAGTTATTAATAATTAAGGAGAAAAAAATAAAATGGCTAATGTAGTACCTTACGCTTTCCCAGTTGAACTTTTAAGTGGGACACATAATTTCGCCAGCGGCGGAAATCAGTTTACTATGTCTTTATACACAACTACACCTTATAGTACTGCGAGTACTGTTTATTTAGCAGGAACTGTTAATGGTGAAGTAGATACAACAGGTGGCTCTCAATATGCACCTTACGCGTGGGTGAATACAGATAATGCAGTATCAAATGTTGCAAACTATGCAACAGTAGATTGGACAGCTAACCCGAATTGGGGAACACCAACACCGGCAACTTTTGCTGCACGTTATGCAGCAATCTATAATGTTACAGCTACAAATAAATTAGTTGTAATTTTAGATTTTGGAGCAACTTTTTCATGTTCAAATGGAACATTTACAGTTACATTACCTGCGCCGACTGCTGGAACACCTTCAGGAGCTGATGCAATATTAAGTATTAATTCGTAATAGGAGTAAAAAATAAATGGCGTTAGTAATAAATGACAGAGTTAAAGAATCTAGTACTACATCTGGTACAGGTCCGATTGCACTTGCTGGAGTGGTACAAGGCTTCGAAACTTTTGCATTAGGTATTGGAAATAATAATACAACTTATTATGCTATTTATGAACAAGGTACAACTAATTGGGAAGTTGGTTTAGGAACTCTAGATGCAACAAGTGCTAACTTAGCGCGAACAACAGTTATAACAAGTTCTAATTCAGATGCTTTAGTAACTTTTACTGGAAACACTAAAGATGTATTTTGTACATTGCCAGCAAGTAAAGCTATTTATTTAGATGCTTCAACACCTCCTGTACCAATAGGAGCAGC